CATCACTAAAGCGTACAATAGTCTGCTCGTCCATGAACTTGCTACCATACGCAACACGATAGTTTGCTAGGCGCTTGTTGCGAAGCTTCATCCATTCTTGCTGTTCTTGCGTATACGTGTAAATGTCACGTTCCGGAATAGGTGACGGATCGTGCAATGGCCATGCTAAAACAAAGTTTTGATATTCGGGGCGCAGGCCATTGAATAAACGCATAGACTCGTCCCAATTATTAGGATCGCATACCAAATTAAATCGTACCTGTACACCCCGCTCACCTACTAGGTAATCTAGTAGTTCATTGACCTTATCTGTATTGGTTGTTTCATGATGCAAGCTCATGTTAATACCAGTTGGTACTTCTTTGAGGCTTTTCCACCAGTTAAGCGGACGACTGCCGTTTGTAGTAACAATGATAACACCATGCTTTTTTAAACGCTCAACAATTTCCGGAAACATTTTATGAATTGTAGGCTCGCCGCCCGACATCATAAGGTTAAGTTTGCGCCCTCTTAGATATTCATTTTCAAGATTGTCCATAAATGTACGCATTTCGTCATCGGTAGGAAACCCTGTTTTACGTCCTTGATGAAAGTCTCCGGCTTTAAGCCATGGGGGACAGTAAGAACAATTGTAGTTACAAAAATCTGTTAGGTGCCAAAACACGTTAAAAGATTCCTTTAACGGCTCAAGAGCTATTACTTCTTTCATGGCTTATACTTCATTAATGCATCATCGCAGTGACGTCTTAGTAAATCGCATACGTCTGGCAATGTAGTGCGCCAGTTGGTATTGCGAGTTTCGTCTAGCTTGTCCATAAATTTAACAAAGTCATTTAAGAAATTGTAGTTAGTGTATGAGTCGTCTAGGTACTTGTTTAACAAGTTGATCATTGTTTTATACCAACGAATGTGTAGATAGTTTTCAGAAGGTAATGATTCATAATACTTGATCAATTCTTCTTTAGCAGAACGCGGCAAGTAACGTAAATCTAGCCACTTGGGACCTTCTAAGAAACGGAACTCGGGACGCACTTTATATTTGGCAGTCATTTGGCATACACGGGGAATTGTGTAAAGTGTTGCTATACCAATACAACTTGAAACGTATTCGATTGGAATTTTGTTGTCGATTAGCTTTTGTAGGTTTTCTAAGAAGCGATCATAATTGCCTGGATTACGAATTAAATGATAGCGTTCTTCAGTTTCGTCAACACTAACGCATAGCGCCACACGGCGGAATAGCTTTAGCTTGTCTAGAATCTTTTGGTTGAATACTGTTAAGTTAGTATCAAAGCGTAAAACAATCTTAGATGCAAGGCCAGCTTCAATCAGCAAGTCTAAGCAAGTGTCTAGTGCCGGAACCAAAAATGGTTCACCTCCTGTAAAGTAAATATGTCGTAGCTGGGGCATGATACGTTTAAAGTTTTCCCACCATTTTGGATGCTCCCACCACTTTTCAAAACCCAGTTTATTTCTACCGTACTGGTCTTTTTCAATTTTAAATGTACGATACTTGCCTAAATTAAATGGCTTATCATACAAGTTCATCCAATCATCATACCACATGTTACTGTGTTGCGGACTGCACATTGTACATTGTAGGTTGCATAAGTTTCCAAATCGCAAGTGCAGGTTAACGATTGGACTGGTAACTGCACCAGTTACTGGATCTGTATACTTTTCTACAGTATCTAAAATGACATATTCACTTGCTGCCATTGCTGTACTGTTTAACACACGCTGGCGCTTTGAACGGCCTTGGAATTCGGTTTTGTTACCTGTTGTTAGGCGCCACTCTTGTACTACTTTACTAGAATCTTCTGCGTCATAACAATTGCGGCAGCGAGTAGGACGTTCTCCGCGACTTAATTGCAATCTATGCTCGCGGTGTGTTTTACTGTTTAGTGCTTCTTCAAACGAGTGTGTAAGCACATTCATAACAACGTTGTTGTCATCGCGAGCCATACCAAAGTCTTCGTCGTAGTTTGCTAGGCAACAAATTGTATAGTCGCCTGCCATACTGACTTCGATTTGACTCCACGCTTCGGGACAAAAACTTTCTCTGTTGTAGTTTGCCATATTAGACAATATCCTTTGTTAATTCTTTTACTATTTGTGCTACTGGTTTAATTGCATCAATCTCAGTGATGCCAGTGCCTGCAAACACATGTCCTCGACTAGGATCTTTAATACCTTCTGTAAGTCCATGTGTGTTGTTGTATACGTCTTTAGTTAGCTCTTTAAATACTAACGCTTGCTGTTGTGCTCCACCATTTAAACGTTTAATATCTTCAGCGGACGCTTCAACCATTTTTAATTTTGTTTCTCTGCTGATTGCACATTCTTCTGCGGCAGCAAAAATTGTACCTAAGCCAACTGCATCAGCACCTGCATCTAAACACTCTTTCAGCTGTGCTGAATTACCAACTCCTCCGTTAGCAATGACATATTTATTTGGGTACTGTTGCTTGCATTTGCGTATGCGATCATGTAGCGTGTCACCATCGTCGATGACTCGGCCCGCGGCGCCGGGCCCTTTCAAAATAAATCCGTCTACATCAACTTCTTCGATGTCTGCAATGTTTAGAGCTTTTTGCAGTACAACAACACCATGCTCTTGTAACTGTTTTATCCGTAAATCTCGCAGACGATTGCGTTCTTCTGTAATAACATTTTCAGCAGGGCTGTCAAGTACTAGCTCTACAACTTTGATACCAGCGGCGATCAGCATGTTGAACAATTCGTCATTTACTATTGTATCAACACTGATGCTCATAAGTAAAGCGGCATTATTGGTAAGCTGATTAAATTCTTCAATTGCAGATTGAGCTCGTTCTATGCTTACTGTTCCAGGCCCTGTGTAGTAATTAAAAATTGATAAGCTGGGCAGTATCCCTGCTTGTGCTCCGGCAACTGCTAGGCGTACATCACTTACACGATTCATTGCCATGATTGCTATGGGCCATTTGATACCTACTCGTTCAGTAAAGGTTGGGTTGTTCATATGGATATTTATGGAGTAAATAAAGGTGGAGTATTTCAAATGAAAATAGTTGTTGTAACCGGGGGCTTTGATCCCATACATTCTGGACATATAAAATACCTAGAGGCTGCACGTCAACTCGGCGATCGTATGATTGTTGGATTGAACAGTGACGCTTGGTTAGAGCGCAAAAAAGGTCGTGCTTTCATGCCTTGGGAAGAACGTGCTGCCGTATTAAAAGCTATAAGCGTAGTTGATGATGTCGTGCCGTTTGATGATAGCGACGGCAGTGCTTGTAAGCTATTAGAAGAACTGCAAAAGAGTTATTCCTATGCAGAGATTATCTTTGCCAATGGTGGAGATCGCACTGCGGCTAACATTCCCGAAATGCGAATTAAGAATGTACTGTTTAAGTTTGGTGTAGGTGGCGAAGATAAGGCCAATAGCTCAAGTTGGATCTTAAAGGAATGGTGCAGTCCCCAAGTAAAAAGACCTTGGGGTTACTATCGTGTACTACACGAAGTACCGGGTACTAAAGTAAAAGAGCTTACTGTTATGCCCGGACAAAGTCTAAGCATGCAACGACACCAACATCGTTCTGAACACTGGCACGTTACTGACGGACGTTGTGTTGTTAATGCCAAAATGGACGGAGGTTATTGCTTGCCTCCTAAAGAACTCGGACCACATGACACTTATCAGGTTCCTACAAACAGTTGGCATCAGCTTACAAATCCTTTTGATGAGCCTGTCCGCATTGTAGAGATCCAGTATGGATCACAATGCGTAGAATCGGATATTGAACGCGAAAACCGTTGACCTTTGTTCGGGTTACTGTTATACTAGTCCTGTAAACCTTTTACTTTATGGAGAACTCAATGAGCTTTACACCTGAACAAATCGCAAAACTAACCAAAGTTATTCAAGAGGGCGTACAAGTCAAACGTGAAATTGATGACTTGAATGTGGGCCTAAAAGAAACCGTTGCCGCCATTGCCGAAGAAATGGAAATCAAAGCCGCAGTACTTAACAAAGCAATTACCAAAGCATTCAAAGGTGACTTTGACAAGGACCAAACGGACCTTGAAGCTGTAGAAGAAATTCTAATTGTAACTAAAAACAAAGCCTAATGCACTACCAGGAATATTCATGGCGTAATGCCAAGGACGATCCGATGTGTATAGAAATCCTGCACTATGGGCAAGTGTTGTTTCGTTTCTTTATAGGCGAAGCAATGGAAGGTGCAGGTAGGGAACGTGTCATGAGTCACGTCCGTGAATGTGATCATAGTCCCTGGCTCAAAGAATGGCGGGCGCATGCAGAACGAGAAATGTTGGAAAAATTAGCAAAATGAAACGTCTATTAGCAAGTATTGTAAACTACATCCGAGAGGACTGGCGAGAGAATCCAGTACGTTGTGTGCTGGAAATTCTTGCATGGTTTATGAGCATCGGATGTGCGTTGGCAATGGCTGCTACGGTTCCTAATCCGCCATTTCTAATTCTGTATCCTATCTTCATTGCCCAATGTGCTATCTTTGCATGGGCGGCTCGCACACGCGGATCAGTGGGTATGTTAGCCAACTATCTGCTGTTGGTTACTATCGACAGCATTGCGCTTGTTAAAATGTTGCTTCAATGAAACCTGCATTTAGAACTGCCAATCGCATTATTTGGCCAAAGCCTCAAGTGGCATATAAAGTAAAGAAACTAGACAAGCGTTATGCTGGTTACCCTGAGTTTAAGTACTTTATTGATTTGCCACGGACAGGCGAAGCAAACTTCTTTACTGTTCGTGAATGGTGCTGGACAACTTGGGGTCCAAGCAAGCACTGGCGAGATTGGAGTCACGGGCACGAATACTTTGCTACCGACACTTCACAAAATTCTAACTGGTGTTGGATTGATGATGATTATCGTCATCGCGTACTGTTTGCATCACAAGAAGATGTAGCACTTTTTAAACTAAGCACTGGCATATGATTGCTATGAAAACAACCGTACATCATTGGCGCTATGAAGATGGCTGGCGTATTGTTCCTGCAATTCTTCTTAAAAAAGGTGAACCTGAACGTCAATTCGAAAAGCACATAGTAGGCTGGCATTGCTGGG